AGCCCGTCCGGGCGTTAAAAGTGGCTTACATCCAGGCGGAAAACGACATCGCCGATCAGCATGACGCACTCAAGGGGGCGGCTCAGATGACGTTTGGAAAGGAGAACTGGGAGCGAGGATTGCGGAGCGTTGACATGCTCTTCTTCCGTGAAACGGTCCGAACCGGAACAGACTTCGCCACAATGCTCCGCCGCCTCGTTCGCAAGACCAAGGCTGACGTGGTTTACATCGATCCGCTGCTCTCCTACATGGGTGGCAATCCTGCGGATATCGAGGTCTGCGCGAACTTCACGCGGCATCTGCTCCAGCCGATTATGATGGAGACAGGTGTTGTCCTGGTGCTTGTCCATCACTTTCCTAAGCCGAAGGGCAAGGACGACAAACCGGAGAGCGTGGCAGATTTGGCCTACTCAGGATTCGGATCGTCCGATCTAACGAACTGGGCGAGAGAGGTGATTGTGATGAAGGAGGTTGGCTTCAACAATCCGCGCAAGTTCATGCTCGGCATGGCAAAACGAGCTGACCGTTCCGGCATGACGGATAAGGACGGAAAAGTCACCGGATCGATTATGATCCAGCGTGGTACGGGCGGCGACATCTCATGGAACTACGCGGAGCCTGAGAAGTTCGTCGTTGATAAGGAGTCGGTTAGTAGGAAACCGTACTCCAAAGGACGATATCCTAAGCGTTAGCCTCGCGAAGCGCGCGGCGACGGCCTTTCGCAGCGAGGCTTTGAAATTTTTTAGCCCCCAGCTTTTTACGCCCGATTGCGGCGGCGAGAGCCTTCGGATCGCGCACACCCTTCTTCTCAAGCTCACCAACGAGCTTCTCGTAACGTCCGCCACCACCAAGTCGCATCTTGTCCATAAATTCAAATAGGGTTTGAGGTTAGAACCGACAGAGCAATCACCAAAATCCACGCAGCACACGACCAATACTTGGGCGTCGTCTTGTCCTTCGCACTCGCGCAGTTATGCCGCGCGCGGAAATTCTTACGACGCTCAGGATTGTCGCGTTTGATTTCCATGTTCGGATCGCCGAACCGGACGATGACAACCTTGCCAGCCGGATTCTTGACGTACACCGCGCTCTTCTTCCGCTCGCCAGGAGTGTAGAACGGCTTGTTGAGCGTCACCTTCTTGCCCTGATAGGTGTTACCTTTTTTTGAGAGGGAGGTTTTCATTCTGGTCGCTCCTCTTTGTTAAGCTGAATTCTGTCCGACTCCATCTTAAGAATGCGCGGCCACATGCGCTCAATTTTATTTATTTGGCTTTTTGTTGCTGCATCCAAAGGTTTCGAAACAATGTCAAGGTACTCTGGAGTTTTGAGAATCCTTCCAACCGCAGAATCGACCGCTTCTTTAAGACCTTTTTCCATGCCACGGTAAGCAGCGTAACCGCCCAATCCAATTCCAGCTCCAACGCCCCTTGCTGCATAATACCCAATGCCAGTTGCGAGTGTCGGCGCAATAACTTGGGTGAAAACGCTTGGTTTTCCAAGGTTTGAAACTTGGCTCAACTGATTTGCAACGGTGTTAATTTTCTGAACGCCAGCATCACCAAGCAGACGCTGCGTTGCCTCGTAATACCTTCCTGGCGAATCGCTGCTTCCAACCAACTTAGAAATTTTGTCAGGGTTAATTTTTGTTCCATCAAAAGACTCGGATATGACCCTTCCAATCAGCATGTTTTGAGCATCGTTTATCAAGTCTGGTCGTTCTTTTCCGACCACCTCCATAAACCTGCGAACACGGTAATCAGATGAAATTTCAGCACTTTTTCCTGGAGCCAAGAAATCGATCAGATTAGATGGGTTAAAGCTTTCAAGTTGCCCTCCAGGCTGCATTGATTTTTTGACAACATCATAAAATCTATCCTTGGCAGCGCTAGTTGCTTCAACAGCTTGTTCCAGAGCTTTGTAGAGTGGAACTCCACCTTCTGTTGAAAACTCTCGAACAATCTCGTCCAATTTAAACGAATCAAGCGCATCACCCTTTGATGCACCCGCTTGATTTACACGCGCCCTTATTTTTGCCAGAGATTCAATAATGCGGTTTTCACGCTCAACAACATTTGATGCCTTCAGTTTGGCAAGCCTAGAAGTCACCGTGTCAAATTGCGAATTAACTGCATCAAGTTTTTTCTGCGCTCCAGCTATTCCGTCGTTAACCTGTTTTGTAAGACCGCTGATTTGAGAGGACAAATTTTTAGACTCGCTTTCAAGAACCGACCTTTGATCAATCAGAGAACTGTACTTTGACGCAACTGAGTTGATTTCAGAAAGGTCTGGGAACAAATCATTTACAACCTCTTTTTGAATTCCAGATGCAAATCCGCCTTTTCCTTTTGTTAGGTTCTTAAGAAAATCATTTGGATTTTCACCTTTGATTTGAGTGTAAACAAAATCTCTAAGGCTTGGTTCAATTTCGCCGTATCGCTCTCCAAGCATGTTTTTAAGAAGCTTGAGATTTTGCGCTCCACTTGCGCCAGCGATTGTAGAAACAATTCCAGGCATTCCACCGGACTCACCAGCTTGACGAAGAACCTTGTCAGCAAAAAATCCCTTGAACCGAGAAATGCCGGTGCTGTAAAATTTGTTTTCTTTTTCAAGAAGGGCTTTAAGGCCAGGATTGCTTGCTAATGCCTCATCAAGCTGATCGTTGATTCTGTCCAATCTCTCAAAGACAGAATAGTCAGCTTTCTGAACCTGCTTGTTGAAATCAATTTCTTTTAAAATCCCGCTTCGTTCTTCTCTGAGTTGATTGGCAGTCCTTACGACTTCTACTTCTTTTCCATCGGCTCCAATTTCTGTTAATGGAACCTTTTTCCCATCAGGGCCTATTTTAGTTAATGTTATTTTTACTTTATCAAGCTCAGGCTTAAGATCGGCATAACCCTTTGCGCTTTGTTCTTTAAAAGCCTCAAGTTCTTCACGCCCGATATTTTGAACAAGTTGACCAAGTTCTTCTTTTGAAATTCCGGCAGCAGGACCATATCCACGAACGGCTCCAGCCTGAATATCCTGAATCTGCTGATTGATTCCAGAAATCTGATCTTCTATCCGCTTTCTTTCGACAGACTCAATCGGAAGGGAATTTTTCTGAACCTCAAGATCATTAATCTGTTTGATCAAAGGTTGAGAATCAACAGTGTATCTCCCCTCAACACCCCTAATAATGTCAGTCAACCTTTTGTTTCTAGATGCATTTTTTTGATCAATTAAATCAGTTACATCATTTACCAGTTTTTCAGATTTTGCAACAAACTGATCAACAGCTTCTCCAGCGATTTTATCAGCGTTTTGAACGTAATTTCCAAGTTGAGTTTTAATTAGACCAGACACTTCTGATCTAGAAAGACCAGAAGATGATCCTTGAGAAAATGAATCTGAAACTATTTTTGCTATGTTATTTCTGAACTCGTCCGGTTTGAGTCCAGAATTAGGAGAATACAAAGTCCGTGCGATTTGATCGGCATATTGAGCAGACAACCCTCCAGCACCCTGTCGCTTAAGTTCTTTTTCAATTTCAACAGCACGATCTTTAATAAATTGCTGCGTAAACGGACGCTCAAACTCAGCGGCAATCAACTTTGGATTTACACTCCTTGCGCGAACAACTGCTCCAGCAACTCCCGGAATGGTTTCCCCAGCCATGCTTAGAAATCCACCAAGTCCAGTGCGAAAAAGAATATCTTCGTAATTTGCGTTTTCATCATCAAGAGACTCTAGCCCAGCCTGAGCTGCTGATGTTAATGTTCCTGAACCAACTCCAAGTGAAAACTGCTTTAACTTGCTTGCTCGTTGGCCGATGTTGAATCCAGGAATAGCAGACGCCGCCATTTCTCCACCTTTGTATTCTTCTGGAGAAATTGTTTGTGCCACACCTTGGCTGGCAAGACTAATGCCGCTTTCTACCAAAGCACCAGTGACAGGGCCAAGACCAGCAACGAACGGAGCAGCAACAAGCGATGGTGCCGTTGCGGCATACATCGCAGAAGCCTTTCTCATTCCGCGAGATTCAGCTTGTGCCAACGGAGTAAGCTGTCCAGATGGGGCAATTCGACCGCCTTGATATTCTGGAGGCGCAATTTGACCTGTAGCTTCAGGCAATCGCCCCATCTCACCAACAAACTTCTCAAATCCTCCAATCTCTCCGGCTCGCTTAACAGCCTCGCTCATGTCTGGCGGCAATGCAGCTACCATACCCTGCTCTTCTCGCCGACGCATCTCGGCGATGGTTGCCGGACCTTGAGGTGGATTAGGTTGAGCTGAGATTCCTTGTGCTGCCTCGAACTCAGAAATGGCCTTGAAATCCGCTTCTGTAGGCGGATTCGGATTCGACCAGTTGTATTCCCGACCAGACGGAGATGTGATTTTTCCCATAATTACGGGGTGTAAATGAATCCAGAAGAAACGTTAGTCGAACCTGTAAACGGAGTTACACCAGCAGGAAGTGACGGAGCGGTTCCGGTCGATCCAGCGGGAGTAGATTGACGCTGCTGACCAAACGGAGTCAGAGGAAGCTTGTAACGACCAACAAGATCGTTAGCCAACTTCACTTGCTCACGGGTAATTTTGTACCTCGTCTTAAACGAATCAATCGTGTTCCACAAATCTTCCGCCGCAAAATTGGCGAAGTTGTTAACATCGTTGGCAAAGTTGTTGCTCTTAATGTCGCCGATAGCTTTTTTGAGTCGGGTTCCTTCAGACTGAGTAACTGCTTTTCCCGAAGTGGCGAAGGCTTCTTCATTAAAAACCTTTTGAAACCTTTGAAGAAGACCATATGCATTCTTCTCCTCATCAGTCTTAGCCTCCTTTGTCCTTCGGAGAAGCTCTTCAAGATTTCCATCAATGATGCCGACGTACTTTTGAATTTTTCCTTTTCCGTACGTTTGTTCAAACTTGTTCAGCTCATCGATGAGCTTTGAAGAGTTTCTCGCCGTAAGTTCGTCACCTCGAATCTGACGTCCATCTTCTTGCTGAGGGTATTTCCAATCATTTTGCATCACATTGTTTTTGATTCCTGAAGCAGTGCGAGCATCGGGTGTCCCAAACAACTCTTGCCAATCCGCCACGGCATCATTTGCAATGGTTATTTTCATGCTGTCAGAAGGATTGATACGCCCCGCTCGACGAGCCTCAACATTGGCGCGAGCAGTTTTAATCCGTTCAGGAAGAGGAATGGTTTTATCTAACTGATAAACCTCTTCGGACATTTCTGTCCCAAGGTCTTTGATGGTCTGCCTTTCTTTCAACTGCTCCCTAATTATCGGAAGATATTTTTGATAAACTTCCTCATTAACCTGACCTGTCTGAGGGTCGAAAACATCGATACCCTCATCCGTCATGGCTTTTACGGTATTTGCCCTAAGCTGTTCGAACTGTTCACGAGCTTTGATGATTTTGGCTCGCGGAGAATACTGCTGAAGACCTTGATACGATTGAGCTGCCTGTTGGTTAAAAACCTTTGACCTAAAGCGCGGCAGAGCAGGCATTGGAGCCTTCAACTCAGGATCATTAAAGTAAGTTCCAATGTCCTCGTTGAACTTCTGAAAGATATCATACTCAGCCGCCTGAGCTTCTTGTTCTGCCAGCGCATCAGCATACGCCTTCGACTGAATCTTGTTCTGAAGATCGTACTGACGCTGGCGCATGAGCTGATCAGCCGTCTGCTGCTGAAACTGCTCCATCATCCGCTTTTGTGTTTGCGCGCGGTCGTAGAGGCTTGCGCCTAACTGAAATGCTTGAAGGGTTTCGTCGGCCATAAATTATGCCCAGTTAGAAGGATCGGTTGGTCCTCCGATGTTTCCGGGTGGAATTGCGTAAAGCTCAGGATCGTTCTGGGGATTGTAAGACGACCTTGGGCCTCCCTGCATACCCATCAACCCACGCTGGGTGTACGCGCCACCAGCGAATCCGCCAGCAGACGAAATCGCGCTTCCGATAGCAGCCATCGTAGGATCGGGCATTGCAGCCACCTGAGCGGCTTGCAGGTTGCGATTATACATCGCTTGCTGCTGCTGCTGCATTACGCCAACCCGCTGAGCAGGAGTGATGAACATGCTGCTAACCGAGAACGGTTGGACCATTCCCATCGTTCGTTGTTGCTGGATAAAGTTCTGAGCCTGAGCAAGACCTTGATTTTGGATCTGCATCGATGTCAGGCCAAAGTCACGCGCAGAAAGGTTTCGACCCATTCCGCTTCCAGCT